GTTGTAGCAGAAGATATACCTATTGAAGAACGTGGCTTACAGCTACCGGATATCAAAGGGTATAAACTTTTATGTGCAATTCCAGAAGCATCGGATACATATGAAGGCGGTATTTTAAAAGCAGGCGATGTAAAACGTGTAGAAGAAAATGCTACTGTTGTATTGTTTGTTTTAAAAGTAGGAGAAATGGCTTATAAGGATGAAACACGATTTCCTACAGGTCCATGGTGTAAAGAGGGCGATTTTATTCTAACACGTGCTTATGCAGGTACTAGATTTAAAATCCACGGAAGAGAATTCCGCATTATTAACGATGATACCGTCGAGGGAGTAGTTATGGATCCTCGTGGGTACGCGCGCGTATAGGAGAAATATATGGCTGAAGTAAAAGAAAACGGTATAGTTTTTGAATATCCAGATGATGTCATTGATGATATTAAGAAACCAGATGCTTCTGATGATACTGAAATTGAGTTAAAAGAAGAAGCTAAAGTAGAAGATAAAAATAAAGAAATAGACATTGAAATTGAAGATGATACTCCTCCTGAAGATAAAGGACGTGATCCTTTACCTAAAGAAGTTGTAGACGAGCTTGAAAATGATAACTTGCAAGAGTATTCTGACAGAGTTAAACAAAGAATGTCTCAACTTAAAAAAGTTTGGCATGATGAAAGACGAGCTAAAGAATCAGCTGCTCGTGAAAGAGAAGAAGCTCTTAAATACGCTCAACAGATTGCTTCAGAAAATAAACGACTAAAAACTACTTTAAGTTCTGGTGAAGAAACTTACATTGAAACCCTTAAGCATGGTTTAGAACAACAGCTTGAAATGTCTAAACGAGAATATCGTTCAGCATATGATATGGGTGACACTGATAAGATTATTGAAGCTCAAACTAAAATGAATGATGCACAATTTAGATTGTCTCAAGTTCAAAATTATGAGCCTAGATTTAAAAATGCTTTACAAGAAGATAGAAATAATGTATATATACAACAAAATCAACCTCAAGCTTTTAAACCAGACCAAAAAGCCTTAAATTGGCAAGATAAAAATAAATGGTTTGGAACAGACGAGGAAATGACTAGTTTAGCTTTGGGGTTGCATGAGAAACTAGTTAGATCAGGAATTGATCCTACGTCTAATAATTATTACGTTCGTATTGATGATACGATGCGCAAACGATTCCCAGAATACTTTGGGGATGCAACGCTGGACGAGGAAACACCCGCCCATCGCACTACTAAACCTTCAACTGTAGTTGCTCCGGCTACGCGAACAACCGCGCCGAGAAAAGTTAAGATTACCAAATCAGCGGCAGCTATTGCCAAAAAACTTGGAATTTCGCCAGAAGCATATGCACTTGAAACTTTAAAATTGGAGAATAGATAATGGAACAAAATAGAACAGATAGAGATTTAACAACGCAAGATCAATTTCAACGAGCAGATTCATGGAGCCCAGCATCATTACTCCCTGATTTTAAAAAAGTCCCTGGTTGGGCATATCGTTGGATTCGTGTTAGTCTAACCAATAATGCTGATAATTTAAACGTATCCTCCAAAATGCGTGAAGGTTGGGAACCCGTTAAATTAGCGGACCATCCTGAAATTAGATTAGTATCAGACCCAAACACTCGATATAAAGAAGGTGTTGAAATTGGTGGTCTTTTACTTTGTAAAATCCCAGAGGAGTTTGTTAAACAACGCGAAGCTTATATGAATAGCCAAACTAAGGCTCAAACTGACGCGGTGGATAACAGCTTCATGAAAGACAACGATCCTAGAATGAATAAGTTTGCCGATAAAAAGACAACTACTTCATTTGGTCGTGGTAAATAAAAACTAAAGGAGAAATATTATGGCAACAACTGCTGCCCCATATGGTCTTCGTCCAATTAATTTAATCGGTGGTCAGGTATTTGCGGGTTCAACTCGTTTAATTCCTGTTGCTTCAGGTTATTCTACAAACATCTTTTTTGGTGACATTGTAGCTATTGCGACGAATGGTACCATTGTAAAAGTAACAAACGTAGGTACAAATGCAGATCCATTCCCAGCTGGTACAGTGGGTGTGTTTTTAGGTTGTACTTATACAGATCCAAACTTAAAATATAAGTTAAACAATCAATACTGGCCAGCTTCAACAGTGGCTTCTGATGCTCAAGCTTATGTTTGCGATGATCCAGATTCACTATTCCAAATTCAAGCTAATGGCGCAGTTGCACAGACTGCTCTAGCTGGTAATTTTGGTGTGGTTCAAACAGCTGGCTCAACAACAACCGGCGATTCTAAAATTGCATTAGACACAACCACTGCTGGTACAACTAGCACTATTGGTTTACGTTTAGTAGATTTTGTGAATGGTCCTTTCTCAACAGTTGGTGATGCATATACAGATTGTATCGTCAAATTTAACTTCGGAATCCATACGTATTACAATGGTACCGGTGTAGCTTAAGGAGAATAAAATATGGCTATTTCACGCGCACAACTACTAAAAGAACTCTTACCTGGCTTAAATGCGCTATTTGGTTTAGAGTACAAAAGATATGGTGAAGAACATAAAGAAATTTATGAAACTGAATCATCAGAACGTTCTTTTGAAGAAGAAACAAAGCTCTCAGGTTTTTCTGCAGCTCCTGTTAAAAACGAAGGCAATGCTATCGCTTATGACAATGCTCAAGAAGCTTGGACAGCTCGCTATGTTCACGAAACAATCGCTTTAGGCTTCAGTTTAACTGAAGAAGCTATCGAAGATAACTTGTATGACACTTTATCAGCTCGATACACTAAAGCATTAGCTCGTGCTATGGCATACACAAAACAAGTTAAGGCTGCTAACGTACTTAACAACGGTTTCACTAACTCATCAGCTTACTTAGGCGGTGATGGCGTTCCATTGTTCTCTACAGCTCACCCACTTGTTACTGGCGGTACAAACAGCAACACGCAATCAACACCAGCTGACTTGAACGAAACTTCATTGGAAAATGCAGTTATTCAAATTGCAGCTTGGACAGATGAGCGTGGTCTTTTAATTGCTGCTAAACCAAGAAAACTTGTTGTTCCACCAGCATTACAATTCGTTGCAACTCGCTTACTCGAAACAGAATTAAGAGTAGGTACAGCTGATAACGATATCAATGCTCTTAAAAACAACGGTGCTATCCCAGAAGGCTATGCGATCAATCACTTCTTGACTGATACAAATGGTTACTTCTTAACAACTGATGTGCCAAATGGTATGAAACACTTCGTACGTACACCATTGACTAACTCAATGGACGGTGACTTTGACACAGGTAATGTTCGCTACAAATCACGTGAACGTTATTCATTCGGTTGGTCAGATCCTCTCGGTATGTGGGGTTCACCAGGTGCTTAATTAGCATTTGGTTTTAATGTACTAGGATTAACCCTGCTTCGGCGGGGTTTTTCTTTGCCTGTAATTCATGGTTTTCTCTATTTCACAGGCAAATCTTTAGGGTAATATGTAGTTATACACACGGTGTGTATTGAAAAAAAGAACAATTGATCTACTAAGGAGAACAATAAGTGGACAAAACCAGCAGCAACTGAGATGAGATTTGGCTTTGAAGTACCACTGTACGTGATGAATAAGTAATACATTAGGGGCTTTTAGCCCCTTTTTTACTTGATTTATTTATAAAAAGTAGTTTTATTAAGTTATCCGGGTTTATCCGGTTTATTAGACTACCCCGGTAGACGCATAAAAGACTAATAAGCCTAACTTTTTATGAAGGAACATTATTATGTCAAGATCCACATTTTCGGGTCCAATTAGATCTGGTACCAATAGATATGCACCAACATTAAACGTAGGTACAACAGTACTTACTCAAGCAGTTCCATTTACTTTTGATGCTACATTAGTTCAAAACGTAACATTTTACATTCCATCAGCTTCTAAAATTATTAATATTTTTGTTGATGTTATTACTGCATATGATTCAGCTACATCAGCTACTTTAACAATAGGTAAAACTTCTGCTGGTACACAGTATGCTTCAGGCGTAAACGTTAAAACAACAGCACGTACAACACCTACATTTACAACTACTCAATTAACTAATATGCAATCTACTCCAGCAGATGTTGCAGCGGCTAATGGTCAAGCAGCTTCTTCAGCGATTGTAGTAACAGTTACTTCAGTAGGTCAACCTACAGCAGGTACAGGTTTTGTTACAATGCAGTATGCACAATCTGATGATCGTTCAGCATTTGGTCAACAATAATTAGTCTAGGGGGGTTCGCCCCCCTTTCTTAAAACAAAGGAGATTAATTATGACAATGCAATATGACGTAAGATCAGCCCACTCTAGTGGCTCTGGTCAAATGGTAGCGTATAGAACTCGTTTAAAAAACCTTATCTATCAAGGTAATGGTACAGCAGGGTCTATTGATATTTTTGATACAACATCTGCTCCAGTAACAACGGCTACATATGCCCGTTCAGGCTCAACTGTAACTGTAACTTCAACAGGACACGGTTTAACAACAGGTCAAGTGATAGGTATTACTTATGCCGCTGCTAGTGGATCATCTGCTGTGGCAGGTAACTATCCTATTACTGTAACTAATGCTAATACATTTACAATTACTGATATTGGTTCAGGTACTATTGCTAGTAGTACAGCTTGTATATATTCAACTGGATCATTTATGGCAAGTTACAATACTGGTACAGCCGTTCAACCTTTCCAAGTTATTTTTTCTGGTGAAGGTATGATTGCTAAACTAGGTATTTATGTAGTAACAAGTAATATAACATATCAAACAGTACAATATGGCTAACAAGAAAAAAGGTCCTTCCCTCGCAGTCGGACGTGGTGAGAAACTTCCTGTATCAAAAGGTGCAGGACTTACTGCAAAAGGAAGAGCAAAGTATAACAAAGCAACAGGGTCTCATTTAAAGGCTCCTCAACAACAAGGTGGACCTCGTAAGAAGTCGTTTTGTGCTAGGATGTCTGGAATGCCTGGTCCTATGAAAGATGAAAAAGGTAGACCTACTAGGAAAGCCGCATCGTTAAAAAGGTGGAATTGCAAATGAGTGCAGAACGCGAAGTAATAGAACACGGTGTTGAAATTAAACATATTCAAGCGGATGTGGATACACTTATGGAAGATATGTCAGAACTTAAAAAAAGACTTGATGCCATTGAAAAATCACTAGATGAAATTAAAGGTGGCTGGAAAGTTTTAATTGGTATTGCAGGTTTAGCATCATTTGTTACAACCTGGGTTATAAATCACTGGTTTAAATAGGAAAAGTTATGAAAGAGTTATTAGATAAAATACTTAAACCTAAAAAAGTTAAAAAAGAAGTTAACGTAGATAACATTGCTACTGAAGCTATGGTTGAATCTATTGCTGTGGAAAAGAAAGTTAATCCATGGCCAAGACCACATCATCATCCAGTATGCACATGTCATAAATGTGAACGATGGAAGGCTGCTGAAAATGCCTAGTGTATCTAAAAAGCAACATAATTTAATGGCAGCTGCGGCTCACAATCCAGCGTTTGCTAAGAAAGTAGGTGTTCCTGTAAGTGTCGCTCAGGAATTTAACAAAGCGGACAAAGGTAAAAAATTTGGGAGTGGTGGAATGGCTAAATCAGATAATAAAGAAGATATGAAAATGGATAAAGCGCAAGATAAAGCTTTGATTAAAAAAGCTTTTAGAATGCATGATTCACAAGAACATAAAGGTGAACATACAAAACTTGATGCTCTTAAAAAAGGCGGTAAAGTTAAAAAATACGCAGCTGGTGGATCTATTGAAAAAACTGCGGCTGGTAAATCTACACCATCATATAAAAAAATGGGAGCACTTGGTATGAAAAAAGGTGGTTCAGTTAAAGAGTCTATGGCTCCTAGTAAAAGAGCTATTCAAGAAGCAGGTCCTGCAAATACAAACCGTAAGTTTGGTGAATCTAAAGTTCAAGCACGTGAAAAAGGTAATCCAAAAGTATTTCCTGATTCAGGTCCATCAGTTGGAATTCAAGCTGGTGATATGAAAAAAGGTGGTAAGGTTAAAAAAATGTGTGGCGGTGGCAGCATGAAGAAATATGCAGCAGGTGGTACTATTGATGGCATCGCAGTTCGTGGTAAAACTAAATGCAAAGACTTTAGG